CGCCTCGAAAGACTACATTGCAAGCCAATCCTAGGATTGACCTGTGGTGGAACGCGAACGAGGCGGTACGTGGGAGAGTCGGTGCCACGGGCAGTAAGCTGCTCCGGGCACCTTCTCAAGTACCTCCGCGTAGAGACTATGTCTCTGCGTCCCTTGGGTTAACCCCCTTTTCCTTGCCACAGGCAAAGCTCTTGGAGCTTGCCTGGGAGTCCATCCTTGCTGTCAGTGCCGCGTGGAAACCCCTCCCTACCAAGTTCGGTAGAGACCGGTTTAGCAACAAGCGCCTTATTGAGCTTACAAAGCTCGCTAGGTGGTTGGTGCTTTCTTCGGGCCGTCAGGGCATCGGGGCCACAATGAAGTGGCTCAAGGACGCGGCGGGTGGCGCTCGGCTTCACGCCCTTACGGGCGCGCCGATGCCACCATCCACTCGTTTCCTTGTCCGTAAGATCCTAATTGGTGACCAAAGAATTGATTCTTTGGACCAATTGGCCTTCTTGGGACGATCCTTGCCGGCGGGTGACGACGTGGTCAAGTCCCGGTCGCTTATTGCTCACCGGGAAGCCATGTTGTCCCGCCCGACGACTGACAGCAGCCTTTTGAATTCCGCGCGCGAGTTCGCTCGGTTTTGGGCACGCAAGTGCCTAAGATCGACCGATTTGTTGGAGGCAGTGTCTCCAACCCCCTCCGCTTCCTTTGCGTCAACGCGAAGGAAGGGAGGAACTCGCGAACAAACGAGGACAGAACATCGCCAGTGGATTGGCACTCTCCCTTTGGAGATGTGGTCACGACCGGACGCAATTCTGTTCCAAGATTATTCAGAATTCTACTCCGATTTCGAAGTAGAATCTGAGCGGATGCATAAGGGTTCCCTCGACGTTGCTCGCGCCGCCGCTTGGCGGACTGCGACAATGCCTTTGCGGAACAGGGTTACCTGCGTGCCGGAGCGTGGTTGGAAGCAGCGGATTGTGTCCGCTCCTGAAGCCCACGCAACGGTAGCAGGTACTTGCCTCAACAAGGCGATGCTTAGAGCAGTCGCCCGTTGGGGACCCTGTTCGGCCTTCCTCAAGGGAGACCGCCGCGGGGCAGTGGAAAAGATGGTGGCGGACACTAGTCCCGACCACATCATAGTTTCCACTGACCTCACTGCCGCAACTGACCGTTTGCCGCATGATCTTGTCAAGTCGGTGGTAACGGGCATCGTTGAGGGATGGGAAGGACTCCCGGACTTGTGGGCCGAAGCGCTGTATGCGCTTTCCGGTCCTCAGCTTCTCACCTACCCGTGGGGACAACAAGTCGAATCCTCATGCGGTGTATTAATGGGTCTTGGGCCATCTTGGCCTTTGATGTCCGTTATACATTCATGGTGGATGGAACTTGCGGTCTCCGCGGGCGGTGGTCACCCCCACCGTTGGATGGGGTCCGCCGCCATCGGCGGCGACGACCTCATCGCTCGGTGGCCCCGGCCGGTTGTAGATCGATACCGCGAGGTTGTTGCCAGTTGTAATGGCAAAGTCTCTGCTGGTAAAGATTTTACATCGGTAACGGGAGGGAACTTCACGGAGATGTCTTTCTTCGTGGTTCCCGGGGTGAAGGGCTTGTCCTGGAGCAAGGCTATTCCTGTGAAGGGGCTTGTGGGATCGTCCATTGATGAAGTGGGCGCGTCCTTTGAGTCCCTTGGTTCGGATTCCGGGAGAACGTGCCGTGGTCGGAGGGTCCTTGTGGCCATCCAACCCGACGCGTGGCGGCGGTGCAGAGACGTTGGCGTCTCTCCCGCTTTGCCCAGATCTCTCGGAGGCGCTGGCCTCCCGTCTCGTCGGGGCGCTGTTTCGCGGATTGACATTCCGTTTAGACAACGCTTGGCTCTTGGCCGGTTCCTATATGGAGCCGGTCAAGATACCGTTCCTTTGGGTCCACCCAGTTGGGTGGACGCCGGGGATCCTTCGATGTGGGAGGCACGCCAGCGCGCCGAATTGCGACTTCGGGAGGCTCTCAGCTTTGGTGTTTTGTCGTACACGACAGACCCAATTCTTGAGCCGGACAACCAGCGCCTCCTGGTCCGACAATTGTCGGACCAGGTTGCCTGGTATGCCCGGGCCAGGGTGTTTTCTGATCGCCCTTTCCCTTCCGTCGCCACAGAAATAGTTTCGTTGAAGAAGTACAGCCGTTTGGTCAACGGCTGGATATCTTCACGAACGAAGGGGGGTTTACCTAGTGCACTCGCCATTGGCAATCGCACGAACTCTAGGTTCGCGTTGCTGGCGAGGGCACGCTTCAATCGAGACCGCTGGTCTGTCAAAGTCAACGATTTTCCGATACCTGTATCAGAAATCGTGGCTTGGCCCCAGTCGGATGTCAAGGCGGTAAAACGCCCTCGAAAGAAGCACCAGGAGGTTCATGTGTCACCATAAGGCACACACTGGGAAACCTCCGGGTTCCCAGCATCGGG